ATAATGTAGGGACGCTGGGGTTGATGAGGTTACCTCAATCTCAACATATGCATCCGATGATCCGGGTGTTCCGCTAACGGTTACATTTGTGCTATATGTGGAACCGCTACCATGTGAACCATTTGCGGTTTCTGAAAATCTAAATGGGTGTCCGCTAACACTAGAATCCGATAAGTCAAACTTATATGTTTTACCCACATCTAAGGTCAGTGCTGGGCTATTAACACCATCAATGTGGTACTTATTACCTGATCCATATGAGTTTGTAGCAGAGGCAACGGTTACTGTATAAGTAACTGACCCCCCGCCGGGCACAGCCTTATTAAATGTTTTAACATCAGATTCAGATATTGTTGTGGCGTCTGACTGCGGAATACTTGAGCTAAGAGCTGGAGAGTCTGTAATAGAAACGATTTCGCTTTTGGCTGGGTCAATACTAAGAATTTCAGAATCAGACATAGAAAAGCTGTCGCTTTTCGAGGGCAATGTTTCTAATGTAGGAGTGTCGCTCAACGCATAGGAGTCAGAGCTTAATGTAGAAAAACTTATTGCCGGAGAGTCTACAAGCGTTGGCGTATCTGTAAACGCCCTTACAAAAGACATAACTCTAGAGAGGCTTTCTGTTATTCCAAGGGTGTCTGATTGTACAGAGTTTAAACTAAATGCACTTTCCTCAGATATAGAAAAAGAATCGCTTGGGTTTGTGAAAACCTCTAGCGCCGGTGCATCAACAAGAGAAAGCGTCAGTGCGTTTGGATTGTCTCCAATAAAATATTGGTTCTTGCTATTAGAATTTAAACTTATGTTTGTTGCAGATAATGCAACATGATCAATTGATAAAACAGGATGAGAAAAACTTAATAATGAGGAAACACTACTGGTAGACGTAGTTAGAGATGCGATCTCTAGGCTGCTTACCGATAGATGCAGATTCGAGTATGAAACTACAAGTTTTATAGCCATCAGTCAAAATCATCTCTTACGGTAAATTTTATTAATTCATTAACTGTTTGTATATTTCCGTCTGACTTGGTTAGCTCAACCTCACCCTCATAAAGTCCGGCTGATGCAAAGGTACTAGATGGAAATACCATTGTTACCACTCCGTTTGCTGGCGGGCTAACAATTGTACATGCCACTGTTTGTAATATAGTTGTGGTTCCTATCTCTCTAATACGAACTCTTACTGTGGCTCCTGTAATATCAATCGGAGCAAACGTGGTTGCATCTTCTGGGTCTAGCGTTTGTCCAGAGGCTGCTGTATTACTATCCTTTAATGTTATTGTAAGTTCCGGGTGTGTGTCCCCCACAACCAATTTTAAATTTGCTGAATATGCCATTAGTAACCAAACTCCTGATATTGTACTGTTAATGATGCTCCAACATTTCCATATTTGGTTTTTCTAACTGCAAGAGCCTCTGCCTTATCATACATTCTTTTGTTTAATTCGGCTGCTTGTAAATCTGTCCATGGGCTGTCTTTCATCATTTGTAGTCTGTACAAGGCGCCATGAACTATTGCTTCTTTATATTCATTAGCAATGATGGATGGAATTGTTGTAGATGTAACTGTGGGCTTTAAACTATATAAAGCATAAAATGTTTCTGTGGCATCCGGGGTTGGAGCAATTAAAATATTTTCTTGGTCTCTTTGTGTATAGTATTTTACACGTCCGGTTCCATATGTTTTAAAAATAGACTGCGATCCTATTTGTGCTTTAGCTTCCAGCGGGCTTAAGTTTTTTTGCGAAAGCCTAACGGTAGAATCTGAAGATGATCTAAAAATATCAATAATGTGATTTAACTCTGCGCCCGCAGGTATATCAAGATCGTTAGCCTCATATTCATTCACATTTGCTGCAACAACAAAGGGTGTTAGTTCCTGCATATAAATATCTGTATTTACACAAAAATCGATTAATGAGTTTCTTAGCTCATCAATGATAATTGATTTGGGGCAGTTGGGAGCCTCTCTGCGTACTTTAGGTACCAAGGTTTCTATTTTCTTTGATACTGCCATGTCTTACTCTGATGGTGAGGCTGGTCTTGGGGCAGAGCCAGCATCAGCCTGTGTTTTAATTCCTAATGCGTTTTGAAAAGATTGCATAAACGCGCCCGATTTTTGTAAGTCCCCAGCAAATTCAGAATCTTTCTGATATGCCCTATACAAGATATAGTCTAAAAGCGCATTTGCATAGACATCGTCCAAACTTATTGTTGTGGTGTCTGTTGTAAAATTACTTATAGTTATATTAGATGGTGAGGAACTATAAATAATTTCTATAGTGTGTCCTCCACCAGATGGGTGTGGATAAACATAAAATGTTTTTGGATCAACGGGATTATAAACATAATGCTCAACCTCTGTTGATGTTGTGCTATACCAGTTGTCAACCTGATCATCTAAAACTTTTCTTTCAATAAGACTTATTGCAGAAGAGTTTGGAGATAAGTTTTTATAAACATCTAATAGCCTTAATCCACCACTAGGAAGAGATTGTTTTGCGGCAGCCGCAAGGGTAAAAGAAGCATTGGTTGTTGAGGCGTCTGGTCTAAATAAAACTATTTCTCTTTGACCATCGTTTAAATAGTTTAATAGAGATTGTTGAGACCACCTAACATTGCTTGTGTCTTGAAGGATTTCTTCTGCCCTGTCAATGACATCAATGACCCTAATTGTTGCCATATTAGAGTCCTAATATTTTTTGCTCTTCTTTTGTTAAAGAGTCTTTGTCCCAAATAAAGGTCCAATATTCCTCTCTCATGTTTTCATTCCATGGTTTTACTTGACCATACTCTGATTTAACACAAATAGGATGTTTTGGTTTCTTGGTAGGAGATTTCTTTACAGTCTTGCTTTCGCTTTCTAGCTTATCAACATGTGCCTGTAAATCATCTAGCTTTTGTTTTTTGTCCAATGTCACACCAAATTTTTCTTTTGCGTGTTGAACGACTTCATCTTTCTTAGTCATTTTTAGTTCCTTGGTTAGAATTTATTATGTGAATAAGATATCACAAAAAAGCGGGGGTCCGAAGACCCCCTAAATCAAATTAAGCTGTTTTGAGCTTGAATTCGCCAATAGCTGTTGGAAGGATAACTTTGTATCCGTAGACAGCTAAACCTCTCACACCATCACCGAATGAAGACTCAAGTCTTACAGTTTCAGTGTTAGTCATTTGAGAAGCATAAGCAATAGCTTTTGGATGTCCATACAGACCAGATGTTATGCTGGATGCTGTTGACAAATTGTTAGATACATACATGTTGAATCTATCAATTTTTCCAATAAAGCCATTTCTTAATGGTGAAACATTATCACCTGTTAAGTAAGCTTGTCTTAGCTCTGATTGCTTGATCAAAGTAGCAACAGCTGGGTTGATGATCATAAACCTTCCTTCTTCAGGAATGTTGTTGTCATCTAGCTGCTCTCCAGCGTCAAGGATGTGTCCAAGAACAGTACTTGATGTAATGGTTGCTGGTGTGTTTGACGGATTGTTGATATCTGTTAAAGATGATCCCGCTGCCACGTTTGCAAATACATCTTGCTCAATAGCGATCTTCATGTTCTGAGCCGCATCACCTGCTGCCTCGTTCATGAAATCAATATCGGCTTGTACTCTTAAGATATCGTCAACTTTAAAAGCATAGCTTTTAGCCTTGTTGATATCTAGCTCGATGGTTCCTGATGTAACATCAGCGTAAGATAAAGAACCTGTATAGTCAGCAACTGTTACTGCTGGTACTGTTCTTATGTTTACTTTGTTACCCATTCCAGAAATCTCACCCTCGTACTCGTTAGTTGTTACCTCTGACAGCATGGTCTGAGCATAAAACTTGGCTTGAAGTTTTTTAGAGAATACTTCTGGAATAAAGTGATTTTCACCTGCTGCGAAAGAAAAACTTCCACTACTAGTTGAATATGCCATTTTATTACCTCGTCCTTTCGGACATTAATTTTTTAAAATTATGTAATAAAAATTTAAGGTCTGACTCTTCCCTCGGCAGAAGCCTGATCAATTTCTTTCTCGTGCTTCGCATATTGCTTATCGCTCATCTTGCCAATTTCTTTAGCCGTCCAAATCTTTTTACTACTTCCAATATTTTGTTTCCTAGCTTTAGAAAGAGTTGGTTCAACATTTTGTTTAGCCTTCTCTACTAACTCTTCTTTAGAAACATTTGTGGAAGAGAGTCCAAATTCGTTTTTAAACTTAGATAACACAGCTATGACATCATCGGCATCTCCATCGGAGGCTGCTGTTTTCCACATTCTGGATTGTCTATCGAGCCACAAAGAAAAATCCTCTGTTTTTGCGACAGACTCATAATCCGGATGTGCATCAGCAATTTTGCCAAAATGCTTTTTATCGGCTTCTTCTTTTTGGGTCTTGAGCAATTCTTCTGAAGCCTGAGATACTTTTGCGTCTACAGATGCGATGCGAGCATCAACATATTTCTGAAGCGGTTCGACTATCTCCGGGTAATCTTTCATTATACCGGAGAGGTCTACGTTTACCTCTTCTCTCTGCTTCTCAATACGAGTCTCAGATTTCATAGTCTCCATTGCGGTTATCTTATTAGATAGGTCCGAAATTTTTGACTCTAACTCTTTCTCCTTTTGGGTAGCCTTGGTCATTCTTGCTTGCGCATTCTTGTACCGTTCTTCCCACTGTTCAGCCGACAAACTGTTGTCATCAGATTTGTCTTCGTCTTCCTGAACCTCTATCTCTGGCTGATCTATGTCTTCTTCTGTATCCTGAGATTCATCGGGTGAAGTTTCAACTGGTTCTTCTGTTACCTCTTCTGGTGTGTCTTCAGTTTCCTCTTCCGGAGTAGCTAACCCCTTTGATTCAACTTCAGATTCCGGTTGAGATTCAGCGACCTGCTTCATCATCTCATCAGCTTCTTGTTCTAGCCTTTCAGCGATTAACTCGCCTTTAGTCTTTTCTCTTTCCATCTTTCGGTCCTCTCGGGTATCGATCAATTATTTATAAATGTTAGGTGTGTCCCTCCGGGAGCCTAACGAGTTTATTACCTTATCGGCAATTGTATCTAAAGATACTATAAACTTAAGTATGTCGCAACGACCTTGACTAAAGCGGTAGTCCTCCGTTGTTTCCAACAGGTCCCGCTCCATTTGGCGCAGGAGTTCCATTTCTTGCATCAGGACCGACCACTCCTTCCCCATTTGCGACTTGATTAGTTTCACCGCCTTGCTGCATTCCGGCGATAGCTTGTTGTAGTGCCTGCTCATTCATTAACTCCTCTTGTGATTTAATTACCTCATCTGGATCAATGTCTAATGATTTTGCTATGTCTCTTAATAGAGGTTCTCTATTAATCATAGCCTCATCCAATGGATTACTGATCAATGATAGGAATTGTAGAAGTCTCTGTGATTGAACTTCTTTTTGAATTAGAGCGGTTGAACCTTTGGCAATAATCCTCATATCTGATTTAACATTTTCGTTTTCGTTCCACGTCATGTTCCAATCATATAAGGACCTAATTAAAGGCTTGGTTAAATAATCATCTATATTTTTAATCACTGATTTAAGAACAATGTTTGCATTGCTCATAAGTATTGATATACCTGTAGCAGTTCTATTTAAAGATGATTGTGTTTGTCCATGTGTGTAAGAAGGAAGCGCAGTTGTTTCATCTGCAAATCTTCTAAAGAGTTCAATAACAGATACTAATGCTGGTGAGTTTGATTGGGGTTGATAGAATCTAACCATGGGTTGATTACCATCTCCGCCCTCTCTAAGGAATACTCTCCAAGGATATAGGTCTGTTGGGTCTTCTCCCGAAGCCATGATGTCGGTATTAACTTCAACCATTGGTCCTGAAGACAATGCAACATTATCTAAATATATTCTTGTTGCTGCATTCATTGTTGTTTGTGAGTCCCTCATCATACGAGGCACTCCAGTACCCCAGAACTGATGTGGGTTTTTTTCATAAGGAAAAATATTGTAAGGAATGATCCCGCCGGGCAAAGGATTGAGTTGTGCTTTAATTACAATGCCGGATGATATCCAAATGTTTGCATGAAATTCGTCATTTAAATTATCGCTAGGACTAAACTCTATTCCATAGTCTTCTAGGTCGTGCCCATTGACTGATCCCCAAAACTCTAAAACCTCAAACTTATTTGTGTTCTCTGAATATTCATTAACCTTTGCAATGTTTCTTCTGTCTTTCTCATGCTGCTCTTCGGTGTGATTACCTTCCGGATGATCATCAATAATTTCATTAATAGCATCAATGTTAAATCCGGGGAAGTCCCTTAAATCAGCAAAGTCTTGTCTGGAAATAATATGTCTTCTAAATAAAGACCTCATGTCTTCTACGCTGGTTGCATACGGGTCGGGATATAAATCAAAGACTGACACAGCTTCCATTTCAGGAAATAAGTTTTCTTCATAGAGCAACTCAAATCCTTCTGAACCTTTCATCCACCTATGATCTTTTTCGATTCTCAAGGTTCCAGCTTTCATAGCTCCGGTTCCAAAGATAACCTGCTCCATGATTGCATCTTTCATCTTGCCCTCAAGATTACTCTCAATAGCTTGATCCAAGATAGCCTCGCTCATATTTTCTACACGGAAATTAGTTTCATCTTCTATTTCTTTTTTTAACTCTTCAAACCTAGCCTGAATAATTGGTTCTACTTCTATCGGGTCGGTTGTCTCTGCAACCTGCATTATCTCTAATGCTGCTTTTTCTGTAAGCTCTCTTTCAAGTCTTGGTTGTTTAGATATGGGTGTTGGCTCAATCATAAAGAACTGCTGTCCCGGTTGGAACAACAAATCTGTAATTCTTGAATAGGCTGCTAGTACCTTAGTTCTTGTAAGACCAACATACACCTGTGATCTATCCCCCTTCTCTTGAATTTTGGATAGTGTTTCAGGATCGTACTGTCCCATAAATGCTCTAAGGTCTTCAATCCAGTTGCCCTCGATCTCATCCCTAGCATCTTTGTATTCTGTAAATTTTGAGAGTAACTCTCCGCCAAGACCGTCTAAATGATGTTGAAGTTCTTCATCTGCTTCCGCTGCTGCGGCTATCCCCTCTGGTCCTAACTCTTTTTTGCTTATGTCTTTCATATATTAAAAATAGTTTTTCTTTTTTCTTTTAAAGTTTTGCCTATGTTTTCTTGGCATTGAATTTAAACCAAACAACGCGATTGCATAAGACATTACTCTGTCATCATAACATCCTTCTTGCGCATTTGTAATTCCTCTGGCGTCTACAACATAGTTTCTCATTTCATTAACAAGTTCTATATCAGCGATCCCAGATTCTCCTTGTCGCAATAAGTGTACTAAGTTATCAATAATTAACGGTTTTGTCTTGCTTGTTGTTAAGAAACCCGCACGCCTTGTCATTTTATCAACGTATGCATCATCCACAGTTTGTTCAACATAAAGATTTGGATAGCCCATCTCTTGCATTTTTCTTATGGTTGTAAGCCCGTGGTTGTTGCGCTCTACTAAAGTCCACGCCTTGTTATAGTACATAGCTACGCTTGAAACTATATGCGCTAAGTCAAACGGGTCAACGTGTCCGCTCCATGTAGCAACCTGATTGCCTATATGATCTAGTACTTGTATGACTGAGTAGTCTCCGTGCGCGAGACCCTCCGCAACATCAACCCCAATACAATATCTCATAGCATCCCTTGGATGCTCGAAAATTTTTAGAAGTCCTTTTTCATGTTTAAAGAATCCTTCCTCTCTAACATCGAGGCGCTCAATCGGGGAATAACACTCAATAGCTGCTTCGTCTACATATCTTGGCTCAACAAATAAACGCCCGGTGGTGAGGAACGCTTCTTGCGGGGTAGAGGGATATTCTTGCCTAAACAAATCTTCTGAGCCTAAGTCCTGTATTTTTAAACGGCGATAGTATATTTGCTCCTCATCTAAATCATGCAACTCTGCAAGATGCTCTTCTTGCTCGGTCATCTCAAAATATTTATCAACCTTGCGGCGGTAATCCGGCATCATGAACCAAGGTATAAAGCACAACGCCCACTCGCCTTCACCCCGGAGCGCTCGCATGCATGCTTCGTAAAACCATCCGCCGGCTCCATTCGCGGTGGACTCAAGCATAATCTCAGACTCAAGCTCTGGAACTGTTTGCAAAAGTCCCGGTATCAAATCGCTGTTTGGATAAAAGGCTACCTCTGATCCATGCAAGTAGTTTGTTGTCCAGCCACGTCCGACCTCTCCTGTACGCGCTGTTGCTATTCTCCAACGTGATCCGTGAGTAAAAGCTAGCGATGTGGTAGTAGATTCTTTTAGTTCTGGTTTAACTAAAGGGTGCGGTAAATTATCATAAAAGTTTCTTACCATTCCAAAGATCGCTTTGGTCGAATCTGTGAGGTGAGATATTACTACCGCGTTTTGATTTTTTTTAGTGACTGTCTTCCAAAATCCACGCGCCTGACAATAGGTCGATATACCCGTCTGACGAGACTTTAAGATGAGCATTCTCACCCTGCCATGATGAGCATATTGCTCATTAATCATCTTGTCTAAAGTTTGCTGCGCTTCGTTAAAAATTAATGGTCTAGATTTGCCCTGCTTATCTATTATGTTTAAGCAGTTCTTAGCATAAACGGTGAGATTCGTTTTAAATGCTTCTATAATTTTTTTGGTTTCTATTTTTTCCATTTAAAAATCTCAAAAAACAGCCCCCCCCTATGGTCCCTTGGGGGTATATATGTATATAGGGTACCCTGTCCAGCACTCCCCGCCCCTTTAACAGTGCGGGTTTGCGAGCATTGGGTCCTTTTTAATGATGGTCCTTATTAAAGCCACTCACCTCTTTTAGGTGATTCTCTTTCTCATCAAGATCAACTGTTTCAAACCAGCTTTCCTTCTCTGACTATAAGTTTTGTCTTTCAACATAGTCTTTCTCCTAGTTATTCTTAGCTACAAGTTTACACCATTTCAGGAACTCATTCATGCTATGAGTGTGCTTCATTATGTTCACCGCAAAGCATACAAGCTGGATGTTTTCAGGAGCGTATGGTCCGTCATTATCTATGCGATCAATGGAGATGTTTGCCATCGTCTTCTCACGCTTTCCTTTGCCATCCTTTATGTATGTCATCTTCTGACCAGTAATAGCACATAGTCCCTTCTGTCTATCGTAGATAGCATAGAGGTCTTCCCTTGTTATCTTGAATGAGTGTGTCTGTCTTCTGCTATACCCTATATGAGAGAAGAGGTGAGATAGGTAGGAATATGGAGTGGCGCTGATCCTTTTTCTTTTCCCCGCGGAACGGCACCGGCGACATATATTGAGTCGCTGACCCCTGCTTGTTTCAAAGCGCGATTCGTCTTTTGTTTTATTGCACCTAGTGCAAGTCTTATTCAGACCAATCGTAGGGAGTTTTGTCCTCGATTGTGAGCTCGAATTCATTGGTGTCCTTGAGTGTATCTCTTAGTCTTTCCATTGCTTTTCTACTGCTACTAATTGCTGGCTTTCCTGCCATGATTGATTCACCTACCAGCAGGCATCCTTCTGAGTCTTTCTCAGGGAAGTTACCAGCATGAAATAGGATGTATGTTCTGTTGGGCACGTTCTCTATTATGAATGTCTCACCAAACTTTTGAGAGGCATATCCCTTACATGTATATGTGCCATTTGGGATGCAGGAGATGTTCTTTTTATTTCCCCGCCAAGGGCGCTCAGCAACATAGAATTCTTGGTCTCCTAAGGTGAGCTTTCCAAGCGTTGCTTCAGGGTGATATGCGAATCTTTCTAGTAATGCTTTCATTGATAAATTGTCGCATATTTGGAGGGTTTTTAACAGCCAATTCATATTTCTAGAAAATGGCTAGAGCCCTTTTAAGTACTGAATATTTAGTGTCGATTTTGGTAGATTACTTCCATAGGTTCATTCCACCAAGAGAGAGCGCAATAATAATAAAAACAGCTCGCTCTCCCCAAGTTTTATAAACACTGTTGGTGCTTACTGTTTCTTCCAGCTTTCTGAGTCTTTGCTCATGATCTGTTAGATCATGTTTTTGATTAATCATTCTCTCTTCTATCCTTGGCAGAATATTTACCGCAGACACAACCTCATCCATTTTCTTTTCAAGGTTATCTAATCGCATTTTTAGTTCCTGTAATTCCATGTCATTTAATTGTGTTGGGATCATCAAAAGATACTATGAGGATCGTTTGATCTCAATAGCCTGAAATATTTATTTTAATTATTTTGCATTATTTGCTTGACCACAACATATAGTGGTGGCATATTTAGAGGCATGAAGACATTGTTTACACCCATTACACGCTTAGGAGGCACTACTATGGATACAAAAAACATGATTAAACCAACCGTTGGAGAGAAGATTGAGTATTTCTTCAAGGGTGACGAATACAACGAGCCATGCCACGATTGCATGACCGTCAAACTCCTCAAGGATTTATCTGAGGGAGAATTTTTCAAAACCACTCCGGCTGATCACAATAAAAATGTGATGGTTCGCGGTGAGTTTGATAGGAGCCAAGGCAAGTATTTTGCTGAGGGTTATTTTAACGGCAAGGAGACTTGCCTCAACGGAAACAAAGTAGTCTTCACTGACTTCATTTGTTAATTTTATTTTACTTAGGAGGTAAATATGAACTTTCCATTATCTAAAATCAAAGGGGGTAGATCATGCGACTACTCTTACAGAGGAATCAAAGTGCAGGTGGTTAGACACTACAGCTTTAACTGCGATTATGTGCGCTCATCTTCTTATGATGTTCCCAGCATGGCTATCTTTGCATCAAGTCCAAAGGAACTTAAAAGACGCATTGATGCAAAACTGAATCAGGTTAAAGACATCCGTATAGATGAGCAAGACAGCCTGATTCTTTGGAGAGCGCTTGAGGCTTATCGCAACAAGATCACCAGCGGTGGTGAAGATGCCATTGAGTCACACTACGCTCCTGCTAGCCTGCTTCTTGCCAAGGTGATGCATGCATCATGTGATATTGCTGACACCCTTGAGGAGGGTGAGACTGTACAGACCATCTATGATGGATTGATGGACGGGACTTCTTAATTTTCCCCGCCAGCGCAAGCTCCTTAATTGGGGCTTTCACTGGTAGAAACACATTATTTTACTACATTATTTTACTTAGGAGGTAAAAATGGAAATTAAAAAAGAAATTATTGACGAGCTAGAAAATGATCTTGTTAAAAACGAAATCATGGATCGTGATGATATGGAGCAACTGTGGCAGATATGTCATCAAAGAGCTTCGAATCCAGTAGGTGATTACAACTCCATCATTAGGGGCAAATGGATCAGCGAGCTCCACGAGACCGGCACCACGTTTCCTTGGATCAATAAGACTTGGGGTCAAGACTAACTGAAGAGCTCTCAATGAGCGAAACGCCGTGAGGCGTCTTAGTCAACAATTTTACTTAGGAGGTAAACATGACAAAACTAGTACTAAAAGAAACTGATAACTGGACCAAAGAAAAAGCCCTCATGCTTGAGCTTCAAGCCAAGGACTATGATGACCGGTCTTCCGCAGACAAGGCTTTCATAAGCTACGTCAAGCTGAAGCAGTCCTTCATGGATCAAGCAATGCTTATGTGTACTTGGATTATTGATAGGGAGGTAGATTCAGGAGACACATTTCATGCCAACCAGTTTTTTATGAGCAATGGCTATGAGGCATCTCCGCCGGACAGATATCTGTTCAGGTGTGATGTATTCAACTCACTGGTTGAAGCTATCAATGGTGATGACGAGTGCAATCCTTATTCAATAGTTGAGGGCTGGGACATGTGGCATCACGCTTAGGCTAACTGAAGAGACCTCAATGGTCGAAACTCCCAGCAATGGGAGTCTTAGTCAAACACAAACTTAGGAGGTAAGACTATGAACAGAACTGAATGTAAAAAAGATATTAAACTTCACCAGCAGAATGCTGAAAAGTTTAGTAAATATCAGGATCGCATAAAAGCTAAGATCGAAAAGCTTCAACAGCAAATAGATAAAGCTCAGAATGATGAGCGTTATGAAAATGGGCTGGTTGAATATCTTGAACTTGCAATGCAAAAAGAGACCAGCGCCAAGCGCAGGGTTACTGGATATCTTAAGCAATATCCAATGATCTATCTTGACGATGAGTCTGATCATGATGAGGGCATGAGGGGTACATACCTTTGGTTGTACTGTGGGCTCTATGATGATTACAACGAGAAAGATGATCCGTACTATGACTTCCATTACATGGATGACTGGGCGGAGTGTCAGGAGCGCTGTGAGGCATATATCAAAGAGATCAACAAGCTTGGTATCAATGGAATCAAGGTGTCAGCATGAAGCGATACACTGAAGAACAAATTGCTACAGCCGTAGACATCATTATTGGTGACTCCGGCTTTGTAGCCCAGCAAGTGCTTGAGAGTTTAGAGATCATTGCTAAGCAAGAACCTGATCTCGACAACAACAGATTGCCAAGGCAGTTCATTGAAGATGTCTTTGAGGTCGCCTTTGGTGATGACGCTATCAACAAGAAGTATGACTACTCTGAAGCCCTAGCAAGGCTCAGAGAGTTTTCAGACAATGCTCTGAGATGGGAAGAGCAGGAGGACCAGTCATGAAAAAAGCTAGTCTAAAAAAACAAGAACAATTGCACAATGAGTTCTATGAAGAAATAGAGAGAGCAATTGAAAAAGCAAATTCAGCGCTACCTCTGCCTCATATCTTGGTGCAGGGCTTGAGCTTGTTTTTTGAAATCACTCTTGACTCAGCACCATCTGAGCTTGAAGCAAGAAGGATGATCAAAGAAGTTCTGAATGATGTTGCAAAAGAAATGGGGGATAACTTATGAGCAAGTTTAATTTACTCTATGACTATTGTGAGATTCGAGGTCTTGAGTTTCCGGCGAATCAAAAGGAGGCTGATGCGGTGCTTATGAGCATAGGCTCTGACTTGGCTCCTGAGAATCTTTATGAGGATGGTCAGCTCTCTGATGCGCAGGCAATGCAGAAGCGCTCTTACAGTCTTCAGATTGCAAGGCTTGTATTCTCTTTTGGCTTTGCCCTTCATGGTGAGGTAACACAGACTGATGGTTACTACGATTTATTGGAGGTACTTAACGAGGCTAACTGATGAGACCTAACTGGTCGAAACCTTTCCTTTCCCCGCGAAAGGAAGGTCTTAGTCAACAAACACATTTAGGAGGTATGACTATGAAAGTGAATGATAAAATAATTGTTACTTATGAGAAGGCTCATGAGAACAAAATAGTAAGTGAAGAAACCTGCACCGTTAACGGCATCATTAAACAGGAGCCACTCAGAATTGATTTTAAAAAATCTGAAAAGGTGGTTACTGGACACAATGTTGCTTACACATATACAAACTTTCCGGAGGTGAAATAATGGGTATGTCATATGAGCCGTTAAGAAAAGCTTATGCACGGGGGCTTTTAAAACAGATAGTTCAAAACGGATTTAAGTTTGAACTTGAGTGTGATAATGAAGAGTTGCTTCCGCCCACGTCTTCAATTGAGGACGGGGTTGCAATGATGTTCGAGGTTGATGAGTGCACGGTCTATGTTTTCAACAAGGCCGGTGAAACTCTGAGCTGGGTGTGGTGGCTGAACTTTAATGACTGGGATGAGAGCATCTCTGATTATGGCACGTCACTGGACAGGGCTATTGATCTTGCTGAGTGGAACGATAACTTTATTCTTAATCTATCAAGGGGGAGACTATGAGCGCATTTTTAGTATCACCTGAGCACATAGCTGAACTATCCAGCTACCTGTATAGAGATGACCCAGTTGTCTATAACTTATAT